ATGTCTTCCTGACTTCGCATCTTCTCTTCGTCGGTTTCTTCCCGTACTTCCATCTTTTCTCGCTCAAGAGCTAATTTGTCTTCAGCGATACGTTTATCGTCTTCGTTCTCTTGTGATCTTATCATAAGTTCTTTTTGTTTCAATTCCAAGACACCTTCGTTGTCTTGAGGAAGGTCCATTACTTCATTAACCCTTGGCATAAGTTCTTCGAGTAGATTAGCTTCCGTTTGGGCTTTAATTTGTTCTCTTACAGGGTTAGGCGGCATAGGTTGTGGTGGCATCCCGCCTTGTTGAGCCATCATTTGTTGTTGCTGCATCATCTGTTGCTCTTGCATCAGTTGTTGCTGTAATTGCGGGTCTTGTTGCGCCATTTGTTGTAACTGTTGTTCGGCTATCTCCTCTGCTTTAAAAGCAACGTGTTGAAGAATATCTGTTAGTAAAGAGGTGGCTACAGGAGGATTCATAGACGCCATCGGGTTTTCTAAAAACGTGATGTGCGATTCAATGTGGGCATCGTGGTCCTGATCCGGGAACGCCTGCAAAGGGGCACCCATCAAAGCTGCTGCATTTTCCAGTGCCGGACTTGTCGGTTGTGGTGGCGGTGGATCAGGTAAGAGTAGCGTTTCAATGTTCTGTGAACCAAGGGCCGTGTACATTCGACGATAGGCTTCTTTAATATTGTGTATGTCCGGGTTGCTTTGCACCAGTTGCAGTTCTTGTTGTGCCAAAGAAATTCGTTGGGCAAAAGAGAAAAAGTTTGGATCAGAAACCGGAATAACATCAATACGACCGTCAAAGTCTTGTTGCTTGATCATTTGGTCTCCACCAACAACCTGATAAGGATACTCTGGTGGAAGGAACTCTGAGAACACTCTGGCTAATATTCTAAATTCTGTTTTTTGGGCATAGTGCAATCGTTTGTGGACCGCGGACATGACCTTGGTCCCCTGTTCAAGAAGTGCCAAAGTGGTACCAACAGCCGCTTGTTCATTGCCCTCACCCACCTGCATGTCGGTCACAGCAGCAAAGCGTTGTCCGGCTTCAACACAAAAACCCATTAATTGAAATAAAGTAGCGCTTGGTTCCTTATAAGGCAGCGGCATCAGTGCATCTTTTAAAGCTCCGCCGGGTGCGTCTACGTCTCTAAATTCTCCGGGCTGTAATGGTGTTTCGTCATCTCTTATTCTTATGCCTCTGGCTTTAAAACCAGCGGGGAGATTGGCCAGGGTTCCTGCGTCTATGAGTTGTCTGAGGGCCGCTGTTGCGGTTCTGGAGAGTCCCCCGATCATGTGAATTAAACCAAAGCCGTAGAAACCCAGTCCTGGGAGAAACTTGTAGTGTACAAAATAAGGGATTTTCTTTTTTTGTGCGTCGTCTTCATAATAGTTACGTCGAATGGATAAAACCTGACTTGAGGTTCTATCAATAGTAATAATAAACGGTAGATGTAGCCCATCGGGGTCTTCAAAGCCGACCAGTTCCATGGCCACATGAAACTCCAGAAGTTCATACATCATGTCATTGCCCGAACCGCTAATGCCTTCTAGTTCTTCTACCTTATCTTGGGTGGTGGTTTGGGTGGTGATGTAGGTTGGAGTAATTTCAATGTCTCTATAAAATCCGGACAATTGTTGATTGCGGATTTCGTTGTAGGTCATCTTTACAATGTGAGTGATTCTTGTGCAGGTTCCCAAATCGCTGGCCGCGTACGGCACCACTAAATCTTCGACCGGAACAAAACGGCTCACGGCCCGTTGAAGACTGGTGTCATAATAAACTTTCTTAAACGCTGATCCGGCAAGCGGTAAATAGAACAACAATTGATCCATTTCCGGCGTGTATTCTTCCATGACCGTTGTAATCTCGTAGTTCATAAACTCACGCACACGATCAGCTTGAGCTTCTATTTCAGGAGTCGCTAGACCGAGGACCTCGGTTTTTACCGGTCCTTGAGCGGGTAGTAGTTCTTTAAAGGCTTGAGCTTGAAATTGAGTAACGGATTCTGCTAATAATGGGTGGGTTACGCCACTTGCACCAGGGAACGGTCGATCACGGTCTTCGTATCTAAACCCGAGAAGATCCAGTCCTTTAACATAAGCGTCTTCCCATTCGTCCCGACTCATACGGTCTTCTTCAAAATCACCGAGCAACTGGGCAGCGACTGCTCCAAGTTCGGATTCATCCATGTAATCAGCCAGGTTGGCGTTAAAAGGAATGGTGTCCTCGACGTTCATTTCATCGGGCATATAGTCAAGAACGGCACTGCCGTCTTGACCAAAATTAACCTCTACATCGCCGTTTTCCGGGACGGGGGAGTCAATTTCAACCTCTTGTCCTGCTTCAATATCCAAATCAATCAGGTCTGTGACCCGATCAATGTTAGTCGGTTTATTAATTTCCTCGAACGCCATTTAGTTTTTTAAAAAACGCCCGTAAACTTAATGCCTCTTTCAGCCGCTCCGCCGCCTCTGGACTTACCTTTTCCGGCACCGGGCTGTGGCCCTTTGGTGGTTTTCATTTCTTTGGTTTTTGCATAAGGAACAAAGCCTTGGTCTTTTATATCTAGGCCTTTAATGATTTTAGGTGCTTTCGCCATTTTTTCTCTCCAGATTTATACTATATCAGTTTATAGAACTTTCAGGGTCTTCGCAAACCTGCTTACTGTGTTGTTCATTCTACTCATTAAATCATTCGTTTGCCAATCTTCCAAATAAGTTTCTAATCCAAGCTCTCTCAATAGCTTCTCGCCTAAAAGCATCTTCTTGCCCTAATTCCGCCATTCCCATGGCTTCTAATTCAGCCAAAATGTCTTCTTCTTCTGGATACTTCTCGTACGCTTGGCTTCCAAAATATCCTAAAAGAAGTCCGGGAATACCCCCACTGATTCTTGCTGTTTTCAACAACGGGTTTAAATTCTGACGACGCATCCATGTGTTTCTAAATCGTTCTGCTGCCGCTGCCGACTTGTCGGGATCAACCCCCATTAATGGCTTTACCCTAAATTGTTTTCTCCAATCTTTTAATTGATACATTTCACGACCACGAGAACCTTGACGAGCAAGGTCTTGACTTATTTTCATTTGCATTTTTATTTCGGCTTTGCGAGTAATGTACTCATCTCTGGACAATAAACCAGATTTGTACAGCTCCTCTATTTTGTTTAATGCCTCTCTTGGGTCCAATCCAGTTATTGCATCACCGGCTAAAGTACCTATTACAGGGCCTCCGCTGCTGTAATTTGGGATGAGTCCTCCCAGTCCTTTTTTGGGTCTTTTAGGTGCTTCTTTATAGTGCTGTGGACGACGGACCATGGAACCTCTGTCCCCGCTGACGTGTTCAAACCCGTTTGCTTTGTACCACTCTACTAATCTCTCTTGGCTGCCTTTTTCAAACTTCTGTGCATACTTAGCAGCGTCTTTTCTCTGTTGTTCGTAGGCTTTTGAAAACTTGGTTGTGTCCATTTTTTTATCCAGTTGTTTAAAGTGATCGTCTAATAAACGCATTTTATCGGTTTTCCAATCCGTTATATATGAAGGAGACATGTGAACCTCAATTCCTAGTCTGTCTAAAACAGGGCCTTTTACTTTATTTATCAGTCTTTGAGCGCCTACCGGGGTATGAGAGCGCAACGACGCCACACCAAACTGGTTGTTAATGTCCGGGTACATATTCATTCTAATAACCGCATCTGCCATACCGTCTTTACCGCCAAGAACAATTTCCATTCCTAAATCTGGTCTTTCGGTAAATCCGTCTATGTTGTCAAAATCACCTCGACTATGCGCTTTGTTACGAAAATAAAGTTTTCCTTCCTCTAAAACCTGTGGTTCTCTTTTGCCCGGCGTGCCTTTTAAGGGCACCATGCCGAAGTCTTCGAGTTCATCCACTACTTTACGCATGTTATAAAGCACCCCTTCAACGTCATCCAGTCCTGCGTGAAGCGTGCTTCTGGAATGTTCTATGTAGTCGTCCGCCACGTCCATATAATCGAGCAGCTCTTCTTTGGTGCCCACTTGCCAAGGGGTGCCAACATCTTTTAAAGACCTTTCAGCCACGCCTTTTTGCTTTTCAAAATCCTGCATCGTTTCTAATAAAGACCTTCCTTTCAGTTTTTCGGCGCCTTTGCCCATTTTTCCAGCGCGGACCAGTTTCTCAATCTGTCTTTCAATAAACGACATGCCTTTTGTCATGCCCATAATCCCCACTGACTTTGCCATTAGTTCGGGGTTGGTCAGGCCGCCCATCAGTTCTCCGAGTGTTTCCAGTCCGCCGCCTTCACGTTCCAACCCCATTTTCTCGGCGAACCATTCGCCCCCGCCCACAAGGTCTTCCGGGAACCAAGGCTCATCTTTCATGGGCCCTTCTCGAGAGGAGAACCCTTTTTTAAGAACATGGCCCAGGTCCCTGGGCAAACCGGCCAATAACGGAACGTTCCGAGCAAGGCCTCTGCCTAGCTGTCGGTATTCTTCTCTTCCGGGGGTGATAGCTTCATCCATGCCTCTCTGTCGAAGAAAGGCACCTAATAGTTCTTTGTCTGTTTTTTCCTGCTCTGTTGCCATTAGTAATATTCTTTTCTAGGGGGCGTATAATCGCTGTCCATTAGCTCATCTGATTCTAGCGCGATAAAGCCACCTTGTCGATAACGCATCAGCGCTTGGGTGGTGCTGTCCACCAAGTCATCGTGGTCGCCAAAGGGAAAAGCGGCACATTCCTCAATCAGTTCGTCCGCCCAACGTTTGTCCGGGGCCCAGACCATACCGGCTTCCAAAAGCGGAGAGATGGCATTGACCCGGGCAATCTTGTCCTGACCCCTGTTCGGCGAATAATTGAGCACCGGAATCCCGGTTTGCCGGAGTTCGTGAGTGAGCGGTAGGCCACTGGCTTTGGCCTCAACAATGACAATATCCGGTTCCCAATACTCGTATTGTTCAAACGCTTCATTTTTAAGTTCCGGAAAGTTCCAACGCCCTTTACGCACATCCAGCAGCAGTAAATTAGGTTCGCCACCCTCATCAGGGTAGAACACGCACCAGGTGGTAATCGCTGAAAAGTCCGCGGTTTCCTTTTTGGAGAACGCGGTGTCGTAGCTTTGAATCACGAACTGCATGTTGGGCACCCGTTCTTCCTCCCAAATCTTCCACCACTCGCGTTTTAGGATCGCGCCTGCCTCCGAGGTCGGGTCCTGCATCCACTGGGCTTCCCATTTGGACACCGGGAGCGAGGCTTTGACCCCTTCTAATTCCGGCAAGGTCCAATATTCGGGCCATAACGCCTCGCCACTGGGCATAATCGCTGGAAATTCCACCACTTCCCATTGATCGGCGTGTTCCTCCCCCTGTTTGCTGAGCAATCTGCCGGTTAAATCTTTAGTGCTCCAGCGCGTCATCACGATAATAATAGCGCCACCAGGTTGTAATCGTTGCCGTGGTCCTGAGGAATAATAT